AGATCCGCTAGTACCCGAAGAACCACTAGTTCCAGATGAACCGCTAGTTCCACTTGATCCGCTAGTTCCTGAAGATCCGCTAGTTCCAGACGAACCACTTGTACCTGAAGAACCGCTAGTTCCAGATGAACCACTGGTTCCACTTGATCCAGAAGTACCGTTTGAACCTGAAGATCCGCTAGTTCCAGACGAACCACTTGTACCTGAAGAACCACTTGTACCTGAAGATCCGCTAGTGCCTGAAGAACCGCTGGTTCCACTTGATCCGCTAGTTCCTGAAGATCCGCTAGTTCCAGACGAACCACTTGTACCCGAAGATCCGCTAGTGCCTGAAGAACCGCTGGTTCCAGACGAACCACTTGTACCTGAAGAACCACTTGTACCCGAAGAACCACTAGTTCCAGATGAACCACTGGTTCCACTTGATCCAGAAGTACCGTTTGAACCTGAAGATCCACTAGTACCTGAAGAACCACTAGTTCCAGATGAACCACTGGTTCCACTTGATCCAGAAGTACCGTTTGAACCTGAAGATCCACTAGTACCTGAAGAACCGCTAGTTCCAGATGAACCACTGGTTCCACTTGATCCAGAAGTACCGTTTGAACCTGAAGATCCGCTAGTCCCTGAAGAACCACTGGTTCCAGATGAACCACTGGTTCCACTTGATCCAGAAGTACCGTTTGAACCTGAAGAACCACTTGTACCTGAAGAACCACTAGTTCCAGATGAACCACTGGTTCCACTTGATCCGCTAGTTCCTGAAGATCCGCTGGTTCCATTTGAACCAGAAGATCCGCTTGTTCCACTTGATCCATTACTTCCAGAAGAACCACTGGTTCCACTTGATCCGCTAGTTCCTGAAGATCCGCTGGTTCCATTTGAACCAGAAGATCCGCTAGTGCCGCTAGAACCTGAAGTACCTGAAGATCCGCTTGTTCCAGACTCTCCTTGAACACCTTCTAATTTTGCTATAATAATTCTACTTCCAGGATAATTAGTTTGAGAATTTATATCTTGTGAAGATGAATCATCATGCCAAACATAAACCTGAATATAATCATTATTTTTTAGTATGATATTAGTAGAAAAAATTACTACAGGATTATCAGACGTTGAAGTAGCTGGTATTACAGAATAAGAATATCTTCCTTGGGAAGAAGATATGTTTCCATTTTTTACTATAAATACAGATCTAGATGTTCCAGCAGTGCCGCCAGATGCCCAACCTATATATCCAGCAATATTGAAAAATCCATCAGATCCTGATGTATTTGTAAATTTATTTGTTCCATCAAAAGTTAAACCTATGGAACCTTGACTGTTATCTGTATCAGAAGTGTTCCAAGTTACTGATGTGTTTGTGCTTGCGCTTATACTTTGAGTAGTATTACTGTATCTAGCTAATGCGGAAATTATTGTTGCCGTTCCACTTGTTCCTGAACTACCTGATGTACCAGAAGATCCCGAAGATCCCGAAGATCCAGAAGTTCCTGAAGATCCGCTTGTTCCAGATGTTCCACTAGTTCCATTTAATGGCGCAACTTCATATCCTCTAAAAGTTAAAACATTAGCTGTTGTAGAAGATAATGCAAATAATACAGGTTTAGAAATTTGACCAAATGTCGTAGGTTCAGTAGGTGTTAATCCTCCAGCAACAGTTGGAGATAAAAAATAAACAGTTCCAGGCGTTAAACCTGTTAAACCTTCTATTAATCCATCATATACTAATTTAAAAGTATTTGCATCAACAATATTTCTTACTATTCCTTGAACTTCAGCATGTTCAGCAGTATCTGCTTGAGCTTTATACCAATTCGTTCCATCGAATCTAACAACATCACCAATTATAAATCCATGACTAGTTTGAGTAAATTCATCAATCAAAGCAGTACCATTACCAGTATCTACTTGTTTAAAAACCCCTGTAACTACATTTTGTATTTGTCCAGAATTAAAAGTTAAAGTTTCTGAAAAATCAGAATAGCTTCCATCTTGATAAGACGCTCTAACTTTTATTTCGTAATTTTTATTAGGCTTTATCGGAAATTTAACTCTTGGCTCAAATTCAGAAAGGATAAAATCAGCATTGCCTGTTATTCTTTTTGCTAAAAGAATTCCTGTTTCTAGAGTTAATACGCTTGGACCACTTCCGCTATAACCAGAAACACCAGTATTTATACCATATCTTTGCCCAGTATACGTTCCAGTATAAATACTTCCAGACCATTGACCACCACTAGGTTTTATATTGAAAGTATCTGAAGCGTAATCGTAATAATATACAAAATATAATTCTGGATTATTTGAAGCCCCAGAAGGTATTCTTATTTCCGTTACATAATTTAAATCTTTACTAGTATCATACAAGTCTAATGGCAAAGAATAATAATTATCAATAAACAATGTATGATCAGACCAACTAATTCCTGAAGAACCATAGTTTTTAAAAATAGGCTCAACTCCAGAATAATAAGTTGACTGATCTTTATTACGAACCAAATTATCTCCAGTTCCATAATTTATTTGACTAATAGATTCTACGTTGGAATTATTGGAGGTAAATACATAATTTGCATTATCCGAACCATCTTCGTAAACATATGTTTCAAAAGACAATGAATTATTTGTTTTAATTGCATCCCATTTTACAATAGCTTGAGTATCCAAATTTTTATCAAAAATATTTTGCGAACAACTTATGTAACCAGTAATATTATTTATTGACGCAGGTACATTATCAGTATTATAATAAGAAGTTTTTATTCCTGAAGATAAAAAATAAGCTCCAGTATATAAATAATCATTAGGTATAGCGACAAGATTAAATGGTAAAGCTATATTTAAATCACCATCTATATAAGATGGTGGAGACAGAGAAAATGTTTGCTGATACCTATTTGACTCGTAATCAAATATAGAATTAAATATACCGCTATTTGCAAAATCATAAGTTCCAGAAATGGGAACTACCGCTGGATTAGGAACTGCATAAACATCAATAACTTTTAAAAAATTAAAATTATCTACTAAAGGAGTTATTTCTATTGGATTTAAATTTTTTATTTCAAAACCAGTTATATTTACTTTTGGATAATTAGCCAAAAAGTAATAAACATCTAAATTACCATTTAAATCATAAGTCGTGAAATCTATAAAAAATGTTCTTAAAGCATTTAGATTATTAAAACCAGTATAACCACCAATAAAATCCGCAAATACATTTGAATCAATTTCTATTTGAGTGTTATTTGTGTTTTGTATTAAATTGCCTATAAAAGTTCTATTCTGAGTGTATAAATCTACCTTGATTCCAGAAAAAACATTTGACAATATTTTTGAATTACTAACGATCTTGTTGCTATAAGGGTCTACTATAGATAAAGAAAAATTTAAAGAACTTTGTGCAATATCTCCAGAAACCAATTTCGCACCAAAAGGCAAACCAAAACTTTCTGGAGACAATGAATAATTTAAAGAAGTATAATTGCTTTTATTATTTAATACCAAATCAGATATTAAAAAAGGAGCATAATCTGTTAAATTTTGACCAGTAATTACAGGCATATACTATATTACACTTCTATTATTTGAAAATTTTTATTGTATAAATAAAATTTTATTGAAGACAAGGCTGATATTTGACCCCCAAAAGAGTAATTTCCAAGAAAAATAATTTTATCAGAATACGAATAAGATGGTGATAAAAACTTAATTGTCTGATTTTTAAAAGTGACTTTACAAATTATACCTCCAGAATCTTTTAAAATTTGTTGTATTTGTTCGCTCGCATTTTTATACAAATAATCGTATATTGTCGTAAATTTTATAGTTAGATTGGCAAAATTTGGATCGGCAGAAATAGAAGAAGAATCATTGAAGTAATAGTCTATTTTTGATCTTCTAACATCATTATAAGTTAATTTTTGATTCAACTGATAATAATCAGGGCAATTTGTCAAATCTATTTCTTGCAAATTATCATAAGAGGAAAAAACAATAGTATTATTAACGCTATTAGAATTTGGATTTTCAAAAGAATTTTGATCCAAAGCTTCATATTTTGAAGGATCGTGTTTTATGCAAAAAAATGAATATTCATTATTATCAACCTCCGATATAGTTACGACCTTATATAAATTTTTATTATTATTTACTGTTTGATCTATCACTATAAAAGGAACAGTCGGCAAAACTCTCGTAAATAAATTAAAATTATAAGTTTCATCGAAATATACTTTATTAGTTAAATTTTCTATTCTATCTATTTTCAACTCGACAACATCAGAAGTATTTAAAGAATCTACATCTGCTAAAGAAACAGAAGACAAAGCGTTTAAATCTTCCACAGATTTAGAAACATTATCAAAAACAAACTTTATTTTACAACCAGCCAAATTAAGATTTAATTTTCTATCTATTGTTATATACTTAGATGTATAATTAACTGAAATAACTCTTCCCTGTAAAAATGAATTATTTTTATATTGATCTTGTATTTGAATTACGTCACTAGGCTTAAGATTTAAACCTTGTAAATCTGTTGAAAATGTTACTGTTTGATTTTCAAATCTATTTGTAGCCAACATCCAAGTTCCTATTCTTCTAGCTTGACCCCTAGAAGAAATTCCAAAACCCAGTATTTCTTTTATGATTATTCCATAATCACGCATCATTTTAGTGTCTTCAACAATTTCAACTTGTTCATTAAAATTATTGAATTTATCTTTGTACATTACTTTAGCAATTGTATACAAAGCTTCCAAGCTTGCACTGGAATAAGTAAATAAACCATCTTTCACATTTGTATTATTAAATACATAAGAAGTATTTTTATTTACGTCTATAGTAGCTGTTATAAAATTATTTTTATAATAAGTCAAACCTCTAAAAATAGAAGCTAAATCATTTAAAACTTTCAAACAATCTGTTTCATTATCTATGAATACATTTGCAGAAAATCTTGTTTCCAACGGATCTCTGAAATTTTTTACTCTAGGTAAACATTTTCCATTTACAATATCTCCATCTGATAAATCATTATTAAAACAAGGTTTGTTAATTATTGAATTAATATAGTTTGAGTATTTTGGATTATTTATATTTGCGGCATACCAGTTCAGTATTTGACTTTTCGCTTCAGATTCTGAATTTTTCAAAGATCTTTGTATTCTTGAGCTTAAATCTCCAGTCGTAGAATTAAAATCACAAAAATTTATGAAAGATGACAGCAAATCTCCAGTTGGTTCATTTTCAAAAGCTCTTCTAGGACCAAAATCATTTATTAATTTTATTTTAAATGACGTTCCCAAATCTTCTATAGACCAAATTATTTTTTTAATTCCTGTAGTTAATTTATTATTATTTGAATCTAGCAGATCATATAAAAATATAAGAGAATTGCAAAAACCACCATTATAACCTGGAACATTATTAACTGTACTTGATACAGTTATAACTGGGGGAAATTTCTTAATAAAGTCCGATAATAGCATTCCATCTATCTTTTCTATAAATATGCAGTTTTGATCATCGCTATTTTTTCTGGAAAATGAAAATTCAGGGCATGTTGTAGGTTCGTTTGATTTCACTAATTCATCGCAATATTTAGATATTTTATAAAGCTCCCACTTATTAAGATCTTTTTCAAAAATTTTTCCATTACCAATTCCATATCTAGAATTAGTACACAAATCATAATAGATCCATGCAGGATTATCAGTCCACCTTAAGAACCCATCGTAATTTCCATTCCAGTTATCTACATATTCTCTTGCTTCTGGATCATAATTTTGTGGGACTTTTATTTTTAACATTTTCAAATCAAAAGTTCTATTAGGATCAGCTTGAAAATGTCTCGAACTCACTGAAGATTTTACTAAAGCAGAGAATGGATAACTAAAAGATCCTCTAGTTGTTACTTTTTCTATAATTGATGAAACTGATAATTCTTTAAACGTTCTTGGATCAGACGGTTGTATTTTTCTGCTTAAAGCGTATACTTTTACATAATAAGAATTTTGTTTCTGATTATTAAGATTTAATTCAAAAAAAACTTCATTAACATAGCCCGATTTAGATACGCCAACTACAGAACAGATTGTAAAATATCTATCACTTGAATTATCTTCACCAAATTCTATCGCATATACTAATGTTGATGGATTAGTACTTCCATCTTTATCTGTAGCGAATAACTGATCTATTTTAACTTGAACTGAAATTAAATCAGCATATTTATTTTGAATTTTATGAGTGAATTCTTGACAATTATTTTTGGCCTTATCTAAATATTCTTTTAAATTAGAAAGCTCACCAGCTTTTGGTAATATTCCAGTTTCTGGATATCTAGAAACGCAAATACCATTTACTTCTTCAAAAGATATAATATTAGTTTTTTGTGTAGATATTAATGAATTAAGCGTGAAATCTGATTCGTTCAAATAAATTTTTTGATTGTATCTATATATTGTAGACGGAAATTCTCTATAAGTACGACTAACTTCTTCTCCATAAGAAATATTAAAACCAAGATTAACAAAGTTTAATTTATTTAATTTACTATCTATTAAAGGAACATCATTATAATAAACACCTTTTCCTAAACATAAATCAGCATCAATAGACGAGCCGTTTACAGAAATGTATTTTAAAAGATTACCGTCTTTATCAACCAAACCTTCTATTGCGCCTTCGCAAATCAAATCTGTAGTCATTAATCTTTCATCTGTCTCTAATTTATTAGTAGCAGAAGGACTTAGAATTAATTGTGAAGGTATTGTCTTGTTTATAAACATAAAATATATTTTACCTTTCTTTCATCATTATTGGAACATTTCCACCACCCCCATAACCAGCGAAAGAACTGCCTCCAGCATAAGAATAAATTGTACCTTCCGCATTAGATATTCCTATATCATTCGAAATAACCGCGCTTCCTATCCTCAATCTTCCATATCCAATAGGTATAGCTATATTTCTATTTAATACATTTCTGATTCCACCAATGATAGTTGAATTTGTTTTTACGTCTTTAGGTTGTTTAGGACTCAATACCACAGCTAAAATCATAGACAAAGCAATTAATGTTAATCCGATTATTATCATCGTGGTAGGTTCTGAGCCTTGAACAATAGGAAGTATTTTTACATTAGATCCAGAATTTAATATTTTACTATTCAGCAAATGAGGAGGCATTACTTTATCATCTATATAAACAACAAAATGAGTCATTGTTTTTTCTAAATCTTTATAAAATTTAGTTATTTTACTAGTGTTTGCTTCGATGGCTTCAAAAATTTCCAAAACAGAACTTACGTTTAGAATCCATGAATTACCTAAACATTGCCCCAAAACACCTTCTAAAGTTATGTTTATCATATATTTTTATAATAAAACTTATCATTATTTACACTATATAAAAGCATAGGCATATAAAAATATTTTTGATTCTCTAAATCCCAATCAGAGAAACCTTCTTCTTGCACATGTTTTGGATGGCTATGAAAAACTATACACTCTTTTGAATACACTGTTTCTTTTGGAGATATTAAAAAAAAGCTTTTTGGATTTGGGTGTAAATTAGAAACTTTTTTAAAAATATAAGCGCCATCTTTTTTAATTAAAAAACCACAAATCTCTTCTTCAGAAAAAACACTTTCTTTTTTTAATTGTTCTAAAATAGTGTTATCAAGATCCAGGTAATTTGTAATCATAACTTAGTGTTCCGGGAAATGAACCAAAAGGAATATTTTGTATATTATTAAATCTCAAGCTACAACCATTAAGATTTCGAGAACATTTATCTTCTTTCCATATATTTGTATAATCCATTGGATGTTTTCCTACAACGCCTTCGCTACTTAAACAAACAAAAAAACGAGAAGGCAATACAGAATTGTTTTGAATTACTGTTTCATTGAAATCAAAATCTATTTCTTCATCTATTTTTACAAAATCTCCTTGTGAATATACTGTGTTAGTATTATAATCACCTTTATATGTCAAACTTGTTAAACCATACGATTCAAAATTAGAATATATATTATCTGGATATTTTAAAAACAATTTATTATTCTCATCTGCCATTGGTACGCCTAAATTACCTTCTTCACTAAAAGATGATTGCTTAAAAATTTGTGAACCTTCAATTGTTTTTACGTTATCTATATAATTAGATATACTTATATTATATTTTGTAGATAAATAAGAAAAAACAGATTTCATCGCAGAATCGTTTAGAATCTTATTGAATATAATCACTTCATAAACAACAATATCACTAGCTTGAATTTTATTAAAACTTAATTTCAACGCATCTAAATCTAAAGATCCAACTCTTGAAAATAAAGTTGTTCCATTTTTATAAAATATTTTATTTCCACCGGATTGATTTGAATAAGCATATATTCTTGGAGATAAATCATAATAAGCCCAAATTTTTTTATCATTAGCGTAACTATTCGAAGGAAAAACTACTTCTGAATACCCACCCTCATAGCCTAATAAAAAATTTTTATTAGTTATTCCATTTTCAGAAGATAATCCTCTATTTATGAATCCACCATTTGGCGCATTATCTCTAGGTAAATCATATCTTTTATTAGTTGGCTCGGATACATAAAAAATAGTTAAATCATTTCCAGAACCAAAAAATAAACTATCTATTAAAAAAGAATCTTCTGTAGTAAAAAACACACCTTCTTGATCGTTTAATCTTCCAACATTTGTAAATCTTTTTAAAAGATTTGTTTGTGTTGTTAGTTTTGCTGAACCAGATGTGTTTATTACAGTAGAACTGTCATTCCAATCCGTTACTGTTTGAAATAAATATTTTTTTCCTGAACTTGCTGCAACTTCTGTTGTTGAACCATATGTTTTTTGAGTAGTATTATTCAACCATAATGATAAATTACTTGCTGCTAGCTCATTTCCATCAGCGAGTATTACAGATTCTAAAGTAGAAAACTTAGTTTTTTGAACTTGTATAGTTGGACCATTATAATCTGATAATTTTCCATAATTACATCCACAGGATCTATATTGCCATTGACAAATATCATTATAAACTTTTCTAGATGGAACTGTTTGACCATCCAAATCTAAAATGTTCGCTAATTGAAATTCTACTTTATCTTTGTTTTCCGAATTCTTTTTTTGAATAATAAATGTATCTATTGATATAAAAGAGGAAAAAGACGAAGCTCCTAAAGTATTTTTATTAGATCCTCCAAAGTTTATATCATCCAAATCTTTTGTTAAAATCTTTTTTCGATAAAATCGTTTACCTATTAAATCTTTTCTATCTTTAATTAAATTACTGATATAATTATTTACATTCGCTATAGATAAAGTTGGTCTATTTTGTTTTCCTTCGGAAGAGTATTCTAAATTAGATATTTCACAAGGTATAAATAAATACTCTTTTCCTTTAAAAATAACATTTGATTTTAAATTTTTTGATCCATGAAACCTAAAATACCCATCAAAATCATTAAGCTTGATTTCGAAAAGATCCAAAACACTTGTATTATCTAATAAAAATAAGTTTGGCATTTTAATATAATAAAGAATTAAAAATAAATTTACACTATTAACTGAAATACATGTTCAAGAAAGGATGAGACAAAAACGCTGGAAATCCTAAAGATGATGTAGCATTTGTCATTTGTAAATCAGTTGAGTTTTTTAATAAAACTTTTCTATTATCATAAGCTAAAGATTCTAAAATAAGATTTCTATCATTATCCAAAGATAAAATATCTCTAGAAGATCCATATAAATAATCAAATAAAAACATTCTAACGCCATTAGTGGCCGGATTATTACCTATAGAAATATTACAAGATATATTTTGAGAAAAATCTATGTCTGGTTTTATTAATATTCTTGTTGAATAAGTTATAGAACCATTTACTTTTGTAACTACGTTTAAAATATTATAACTTGCATCTAGTTCACTCGACGGTGGCAAAGTTACATAACTATACATTTCAACAAAAAATAAAGAAAAAGTGCTTAAAGAAATATTACCACCACCTTGATTTATTATAAATGGAGTGTTAGAAGCTTTTGGAGATAACAAAGAGTTAGGAATATTGCATAAATTAAAAATTTTATTTGAAGTGAATATGGGCGCGGGATTAATACTATTATTAACACCAGAAGGTGTTATGACACCAGACGTAAGAAAAGAGCTAAAATTGTAAGCGAAGTTATAATTATTTATATTAATAACATTTAAACCATTTCTTTGTTGAAAAGGAGATATAAATTGATTAGACAATAATGGAGATAAAGAAAAAACACTATAATTTTGTTCTGGCTGATTATTTTTTCCAGGTGTGTAACTATTGTTATATATAGGCTGAATATTACTATCCGAAAACGCTTGAAATTTATGAATTTGATTTGAATCTTTATATAAATCTGTTGTTATGCTTGTTTTAGCCAAAGCATAAACTAAAAAAGCGTAAGTTGGATTTCTCGGTAAATTAAAAGAAAAATTGGATTTACTAATGCTTTTAGTAGCTAATAGTTCGTAAAATTTTTGACCATACGCTTCAGTCACTTTCAAACAACCAGAATCGCCAGTTAAAGATAATCCAGATATTAAACTTGAATCAGAAGACCAAGTGTCAGTTGTAGTTCCTGCTGCACCAGCTATGTCACTAGTTTTAAATCTAAAGTACAAGCTTTGATCACTAAATGAATTTTTTCTTATATTAAAATATATATTAGGCAAAGTATTAGAAACAATAGAAGTTGGAATTGTTAATGTTCCACTTTTAGCATTACTTCCAACAGTTTTAATCTTAATTTTACTAGTGCTACTTGTGATAGTCTGACCTTCAGATGTTATATTTACTGAATCAGATTGAGGAACTGTAGAATTGATAGATTGATTTGATATAGAAATATTACTATTTTGCAAATCAACTGTTTGTTTTGTAATTTTTATATCTGCCAGCACTTCTTCATCAGAGACAGTAATTACATCTTCAGTTATTAAAGGAATATTTCCTATTTTTAAATCTTGCATATTATGGATTTTTTAAATTTATATAATTTATCGTTTCTACTTTATTACCATTGACTGGAACGGTAAAGCTTTTATTTGTTTCGTCCGTTAATAAAAGACCTTTTCCTCCTCCAATACCAGCGTAAAATACACTATTTATATCTTTATATATATAATATTGTATTGTTCTAACATTTGAACTATCAGATGGATCATTATATTTAATATCATCAAATTTAAAAACTGGACCACCATTTTTAGCTGCTGCATAATCTGTAAGAGTAGTAACATTTACCCCTTCACCACCATAACCATACAATCCAATATTTTCAAATTCCAACTCTAATCTAAAAATGCCATTTTCTCCAGTATTAAAAGCCATTGATATATTATCTTTGAGCATAAAATTAACAACACCTTTTGATGTACTTGAAGATTTATAAGTTGCATTTCCTATAGAATTGTCGCTAGGAGAAAATTTGATATTTATACCCGAATACCTTCTAAAATCTGCGGAATTTCCATTTTGCGAATAAATATAATTAAATAAATCAAAGTCTGTTTCTGAATTAGAAATATAATTTAAATATAACATTGTTGGTGTTATTTTTAAATTTTCTCCAGGACTTGGATGATCTCCGCTATAAGTTGTACCATCTAATATAGGATAATCATAATCATAACCTGTAGCATAAGTATATTCACCAGTTCCTCCAGTTATATTTACAGCTTGAATTCTAGCATAATAGTTTTGATTAAAAGATAAATTAACCTTTTTTAATGAAAAATTTTCGTTATAAAAACCATCATATCCACCATAAAGAGGAAACCCACCATCTGAATTTTCTTTAACATTTAAATAATCTATCGTAGGAGAAGTAAAAGTAGAATCGCTAGATAATTCTAATTTAAACCCAGTAAAATAATCAAAATTATTGATACATGACCAATAAAAAGTTAAACTAGGGCTTTTTATATTTGTTCCCTCAACATCTGAATAATTTTTTACAGCATAAAATTTTCCTAATTTTTCAGGAATAGGAAACCCTGTTATTCTATTGCCTGTTATATTTATAATTAAATTAGCGTCAGAATCTCCAATAGTTGATTGCGAATTGATTGTTACAGCAGCGTATTCTTGACCTTCAGATCTATCGACGGGTAAATTAAAAGTTCTAAATGGACTATGTAATATATAAAAGTATCCAGAATCGTTGCAATTTATTACTTTTGTTACTTGTTTTTGGTTTGGATCTAGATAATCTAAAGAATCAGATATAAATATGGTATTATAAATTTCCCCATCTGCCGCCTTTGCTGGAGTGACGGTAGAATCAAAAGTCGTTTCCGATATATTTATTGTATACTGAACTGGAAAATTACCACTATTTTGAATCATGACTCCAGTATAGCCACCAAATCCAGTTGGAACTTGCCCTAAATTTACACCTGTTAAATATGTACTCATGAAATAAAAGATATTAAAGAATTGAAAACAGTCGATCCTGAAAACTTATTATTAAATTGAACAAATTTTGCAGTTATAGTATTGTTATCATAAAATTGATAAGTGTGATTCCATTCTGGACAATAAACTTGAATTGTTTTATTATACGGTTGAGGTAAAGTAAAATTAAAAATTTTAAATCCAGCTTTATCGTCTAAAAATTTTAATATTGCCAAAGCTTCTTTGTTTGATCTTTTAGATAATTTGACTTCAAATTCAAAAAGATTAGGATATTCTCCATCTTTTACATATTCTCTGGTTGAATTTTTAAAATCGGTTGTTTTTATTCTTATGTTTTCTTGAATATCGTATTCTATATCTTGTTTAAAATAAAAGTCTCTAGTAAAATAACTATTTACTCCAGTTGGACTATTTTGAGGAGATAAAGGACCAGTAGATCCTTGAGCCACCCCTTTGGCCTCTCCTGTATAAAAATAATAACCTCTTTCAGAATAATTCGTAGATGGATAATAAAAAACATCATTATAAGCAAACTCAAAAGTTTTATCAGTATATGTTCTTACATTTTTTTCATCTAAAAGGACATACATGCCTTTGTAATTCAAACAGCTTTCATAAAAAGCTTCTGCTTCTATATTTATTTTGTTTATGTCATTATATGGAGTAGAATGATTTATGTTTACAAAATATGTTTCACAATTTTGTTTGTAAGGGGTAAATAAATTTAAATCAACTCCCTTAAATCCTTCGTAATCACTTTTATTGTGTGATTGAGGTGTATTTTCAAAATAAGTTATTAAAGCTTTAGCTTGTAAATCTGTTAGACCATCATAAATTATATTAAACTTAGAATTTAAAGTATTAATACCATTAGTAACATTTGTTTTATATCCGTCTCCAAACACCAAAGGTGATAATTTAGCTGTAAATGAAGCGGAACTTCCATACGAAAGAAAAAATAGATCATTTATGTTTCTTGTCCAATAACTTTTTCCAGTATATGTTATTGGCGAATATTCCACACCTTGAGGAACATTGTTTTTTGCAAAATACAAACCATCGTTTTTAAAATATTTTTCAAATAAATATTTTTCATATTGATTTATTTGAGAAGTGTTTAAAGATCCAGTAAAATGAATTATCTCATGATATCTTATTCCAATATTATTAGGATTAGCTCCTAAAACCAACTCTCCTGATTTCCAGTAATCATTAAATGATGAATAAGTACCTAATTCATATCCATTTTGCCTTATTTTTATACTGGTTGTTGAAGGGTCTTGTATTAGAGTGATTATATTTTTATCGTCATAAATACTAGAAATAGCATTAAACTCCTGATTATCTAATATAAATTTTGCGGAAAACAATTCATCTTTACCATTTACTTTTAAAAATCCGTAATTAGTTCCTGTACCAAATTTGCAAATTGTTTGTTCCGCAATATTTATTGGAGTTAAAACTTCAAAAGCTAAAAATAAAACTCTAGAATCAGAATTGAATCCAGAACCACTTAAAACTTGCGAATCTGACAGTGTTATATAAGATTCGTTAAAATCAATCAATCCACGATCATTAACGTCAGAACTTAATGTAAATAAATTTCCACTTCCAGATACATTATTCAACCATCCAGTAACTCTAAAGCTAGTATCTGTTAAAAAATTATTTAAACTATCATTACTAAACCAAGTAGTCAAACCAGTTACTCCAAATCCTGTATAATTCGGCATGACAGAAAATCCTGTATTTAGTTGATAATCAACTATTTCATATGGAGAATATACAATTGAACTATCATATTCAGATATGTTTTTTATATTTAAACCTGATATTAAATAGCTCATATTATATTAAAATTTTTGTTTCCGTAACTTGTTGGAATATACTAGCAGAAGTTAATAAATAACCGCCTTCACTTATTTCATATTTCTGATTATTCATTACCCCACTAACATAAAAAGTTTGCAAACTGGTATTATACATGTCTTTCAAAGTTAAAGTTGTAGTAACTATTTTCCCGTCTATGTCTACAGACTCTCCCAATGAGTTAGAAGATAAACTTATCTCTGCTTTTTTATTTAATTTGGCAACTCTAAAAGGAATTATTTCATCTACTTTAAAAAATGCTGGTCTATCACAACTAGAATTATAAGAAAAATTAACAATGTTTCCAACACCATCTAAATCAGCATTAGTCATTGAAGACCTATAAGCATTTGCTATATATTGAGGAACATCTTTGTTATATTTTTCTGATATTTCTTGTTCTTTAATATTTTGTATTGATATTTGCCCATACCAATCAAATCCAACAGATAAAATAATTGGCTGAAACGGTTCTACTGAAAAACTTAAAGATTTGGCATACATATTATTTATCTGCACACCACCAAATAAACCTGTTACTTTAGAAGAGTCTATTCCTGTTATATCTAAAAAATTTGGCAAAGAGCCTGTCAAATAAAAATCAGCAGACAAAGATCCAACTAAAGATCCTTGCGGAGCATAATCTAACAAACTTCCATCACTTACCAACACTGGATCTACAGAAGCATTTATTGATAAATTTATTTTATCAGCATAAAAGTTTTCGGAATTTAATTTGAAATCAAGATTTTGATAATTTATAAATTTAGCCATATCATGTCACTGTAAAAGAAACTGTTGACATAACTGTAAAATTATGAGCCGTAGTTTGACCTGGACTAATAGCATCTTCATCTTGACATATTCTATACTGCAATAATTGTCCAGATGTAAAAGCAGTAGTATTTGTAAACTGAGTTCTATTTAAAGTTAACAATTCATTTCTAACTATAGAAGCGATATTCAAATATCCTATTGCGCCACTTATTGTAGAACTATCAGAACACGGTAAAAATGTTGTTTGACCAGTTGGTGTAGGAGTATTAGCTGTTGGACTTACTGCTGCTATTTCAAATCTAGCACCTCCATACGACGATAAATCATCTGAACTTATTATTTGAATTTTTTCTATTCTACCTGCGTATGGAGTTATTCCAAAAGGACAAAAAATTTCATTATGACCACTAGGACTAGCACTTGAAGACTCTGAAAATGGATCAAAATATATATTGTTACCAGTTAATCTAGTTTTGAAAACTTGAACGAATTTTCCCTTAGTATAATTTCCGCTTGTAGTAATTCCTCCTTTTATATCAAAATCTCCATCTTTATCTAAATAAGCTTTTATAGCAGACGAACCCAAGCCACCTTCTAATGAAAAAGCAAAAATATTATCAAATGATAAAGAAGTGTTATTATATAAACCTACTGACCATTTAACATCTTGACTGCTTGCTGTTCCAGTAGCAAATGATTGAAATGCTGTTTGCACTGGACCGCTTGAATAACTATTTAAGATTGTAGTTTTACAATTATCTGTATTAGAACATTCAAAAATACTTGATTCTACCGCTGTCGATAAAACATGCATTTTCGCTATTGGACCAGTAGTACCCAATCCTAGTTTTCTGTTAGCTAAATCATAAACTAAATTATTTGTCGATAAAGAATTTGTTGGTCCTATTTGAAAATTTGTATTATATATTCCTACATAACCAGTTCTTGCTGTATTTTCAAAAGATAAACTAGTAGTTGCGGTAGTCGTATTTTTATATCTCCCCAACTGACCTGAACCATTTATATCTAATGGATAAGCTGGAGCAACAGTATTTATTCCAACAAAAGGAATCGTCGTGTTATTATCTATATATAAAACATTATTACCTAAAACGACATCATCATTATTTGTTTTATTTATATAAAAAATATCATTTGCAGAAGAAGTTCTTATTTCTGCTGTAGAAGGATCAAAAATAAAACCGGAAACTCCACTCTCAAATTTTATAGTTCCTCCCGAAACATAAAATTTATTAGACAAAGCTGTTGAGCCATCGAAAATTCCAACATTTCCGTTTACATCAATATTAAAAACTCCAGTAGTTGTAGTTCCTCCGTCTTGAGAAGCTTCAATATAAAAATCTGTATCACTCGCTTTTTTAGTAAATTTCCATAAAACGTTGCTATCTTTTAAAGAGTAAGACGCTTGTCTTGAAGTTGAACCTGCCGTAACTCTGACTTGAGCCACATCTGAAGAATAATAAGAATCACCAACTTCCAAAGCCACAGCAGGTGAATTATTATCTATTCCAACTAATCCATTATCACTAACAAAAACACCACTTGGTTTTGTTTTTCCTACTATTTTTATACCATTTGTTGTTCTAGCTGTTAATCCTGTAAATGATTTTTGAAGTTCACTTAATGATAATTGATCTGTTTCTGTTGTTGTACTAACAGGAAACACAAAGCTATCTGTTATAGTTGAGCTTGTTATTACTGGTAAAGATGTAAATTTTGTTCCCATATTAGTTATTTAAATATGTTTTATATGATAGTTTTACACTTAATAAGTCGTCCGCTGTCGAATTAATTTGTTCTGCTATTATTATAGCTTCAGAAGTGTTAAAATTAAATATAGGAACAGAATCTTCTAATTTTCTATATACATCAAAAGGTTGATTCGTGTCACTAGTTACTAATTCCACTCCATCTGCTGTAACTAAAAATTCATCAATCAATACCGTTCCTCTTACATCTATAATAAAACTGCTTAAACTTGCAGAGCTAAGAATATCAAATATATCTTGAGTTTCATAATCATCTACATCTAAAGTAAACGATCCGCCAACCTCTATTGGATATATATTTTGTACTTCTATTGGATATTGTGCATTACTATTACTTAAACCATAAATAGCATTTTTTGCACAACTAAAATCTATGCTAAAATCTTTAACTCTATTTGATGTGGAATTATTGCAAGTTATAGTTATATTTTTTACTTGAGGAACAAAAACTTCAGATGAAATACCGTTACCCGAAGGGTTTATTGATGGCCCAATATCCCCAAAGACTTGAAAAGAAGATTTGATTTGAGGAATGTCACCAACGGAACACGAAATTCCAAACGACGATAAATAACCATTAACAAATCCAAAATTTTTATTATTGTATGTTATTCCTCCGTTTACATACTGAGCTGTATAATTATTACCATCTCCAGTTAAACTAAATACTGGATCATTATTAACTAAATATCTAGTAACTGAAATAGATGCTGATGGAACTTGAGATAAAACTTGTTTACAAAAACCTTTTCCTATTACATTTATGGGCTTTGTTTCTAAATTATATGAACCATCAAAAGAAATAACTCCAGATAAAGCAACGCTATTCATATATAGCGTATTCTCGTAATTTGTAATTGCGCCTTTCATGTTTTAATTATCTTTGATATATTTTGCCACCGTATCTTGTTTCATCTGAAATTACACCTTTAGCTATATCAGCAACACGCTTTGCCATTTGTTTAGAGAATGCTATATCATTCTTTTCATAACTATTTGTATCAGAACCATAAGTAGCTTTACCACTTCTATCAATATTAATAGATATATTTGTAGAATTGTTATTTGTATTGTTATTAGTGCTTGTGCTATTTGTATTTGTGCTATTAGACATAGCGCCAGCATTCATAGTATTCATTGTACCCAATCCATATTTTCTAACTGCGGCGTTATTCATTACATATTCGCCACCAGTTAATAAAGCTGGAATAGTATCTGATAATCTTGATCCATGTGGAACAAATCCTCCTGAATTAAACCCTATCATTCCACCTTTTTGAGCATAAGTTGCCGTTTCAAATTTTGAAATTGGAACTGGTGGTTTTTTTGCAGCTGCTGATTGTTTTGCCATTCCGCTCATTCCAGCTGCTAAAAACAATGATCCAGCCATTCCAACTAAACTACTTATTAGTTGTGCATTTTTTTGCTTTTTCGCGAAAGCTTCTTGAACTCGTTTTTGCTCGTCAGCAATCGCTTTTTCTCTCATCTTCTTGAAATAATCAGATTCAGCATACGCATAAGCAGTATAATCGTTTTCATTTATAGCTCCAATATTAGATCTGTTATATAATAGATTTTTTGTATAATCCATTTCTTGATCTTTATTCAAAGCCATTTCAGCTTCCATATTAACATTTCCACCAGAAGCAAAACGAGGAGCCTGTTTA